TCAAAGAACTTGACACCGTAGTATCTGACAACATCAGCAGGAACGACATACTCACCCTCAGAGAGTTGTGCAGGAATATCATCTCGTACTTCCTCTGCAAGAGAACCAGGTGGTACTTCGTTTCCTGATACTGGATCTACATCCATACCATCATCTGCTATTCCACCCTCATTCATAAATGCCATTTCCATTTGATCATTCATTACTGCACCCTCTTGCTCTTTAGTCTGGTTTAGGTCCATTTACTTCATCCCTTAAAAACTTTAACCTACGGAGTGCTTTTGCTTCACCCTGCAGTCTAAACAAGTCTTCCTGTTTTATAGTTTGTTCCATTTGAATATGGACGTAGTTAAGTCTTCGATCCAGTTCATTGTTAAATGAATCCCAGATATCCATGTTATTTACCAGTAATTTTAATTTCATAAGTGTTTGTTATCCTGTGTTACCAGTGAACCCTTGTTCCCCTGGTAGTGGTGCTGTACCTGTACCAATCTGACCACCGCCTGATCCTTGAGTATCTTGTGCTTGAGCACCTGCAGGAGGTTGTTCTCCCTGTTGAGGAGCACCCTGTTGCTGCTGTGGAGCGTTAGGATCTACTTGAGGTGGTGGATTTTCTGCTTGGAATTTTTTGAATATCTCAGCTTGTATAGCTGCGTCACCCATTGAGTTTGTAAGTTTATCAGGATCAAGATCCATAGACTTAGCAATCTCTCTGATAATATAATCCATTTTTGCGAAAGGTGCAAGCACTGGATTCTGTACAACACCAAGGAACTGCATAAGTCTTTGACTACGAACTTCGTTAGCCATCAAGCTTTCTGTTCCTTCAGCCTTTACAGACAAGTCACCCTTTACACCATCATCGTAGTCAAACTGCATGTTAAAGTGAAAGAAAGCTCTACCTAGTGGTGCTAACAGATAATCATCTATGTTTTTAACAACGTTACGTATGCTACCGTTGGCAGCAGACATAAGCATAGAAATACCAGAAGCGGTACGTCCTACACCCTGTATGCCTGTTTGACCATGAGCGAAAGAAGGGAAACCTGTTGACTCATCTGCTAACACTCTTGCTTTGTCGAACATCTGCATGTTCTCGTTAGATACATTCGGGAACTTGGTGCCAAAGATAGCTTGACCAGGTGCCCCTCCTTGTCTCCTAAACACTTTGCCTGGATACACAGAGAGGTCTTGCCCTGGGACGAGATTAGTCTCGTCTACCTCTATAAGTAGATTACCAGACAATGCTGCGTTATCTACTGACATTCTCATAAATCCGTTCATAAGATTTTGTGTATCATCCATATTTTCTGCAATACCTACTCCAAAGAATGAGTAAGGGTTTACCTCAAAAGGCACTGCGTAATATGGTAAGATAGAAGGAGTAAATGGATTCATAACAAGACGTAACACTTGTCCGTTACAAACCCAGATGTTTACGGAAACCTGATCTTGGTTCTCTAATTCTTTGGGGATCTCTATGTCGTATTCTTTTAAAAGATCTGTGTCAACATATCCCCAAAACTCTAACACTGAGTATCTCTCAGCTTTTGTTTCTTGATCAGCCTCTTCCATGACTTGTTCCCACCACTCTTTAGAGTAGGACTCTCCCATGCTGATAGCTGTATCAATAGCGTTTGATCTGAAGAAAGGTCTTTTCTTTAACCCACGCATTTGAGATCTAGACATCTTGTGTCTCTCAACCACGTACTCTGCCTCATCCATGTTGTTAGCGTCTGGATCAGGATAGAAGTTCCAGATACTTACACTAGATGTTTGTGGTACAGTTTTAATTGTGGGTGTGTACTCACCATCTTCTGACCAAGAAGGGTATTCCTTATCATAAGCAAATGGACCCTTCATAATACCTGTGCCAAACAAAGCAGTTTCAAATGCTGCTATACGTAACTGCTTTCTAGCATTTGACTCTTCTAGTTGGTCATGTATTTTCTTTTCCATCTTTTTAGCTGCAACCATAGCAGGATGGAAAGTAACTTTACTTGGAGTTGTTCCTGGACCATCTTCTATAAGATTTTGTACAGGCTCTAGTTTGTTACGGAGTGCTCCAAGTCTCTCTCGTAAATCAATTATTGTTTCACCAGGCTGTAGCTTCATATCGTCTTGTGGTATTTCACCACTTCGATCTTTAGCGTTACGAATGTTAAGATCTGTTTCAAAGTTTACAGACTCTGATATACCCTCTGGTAAAACGGTGGGGTTAATAGAGATAGGAAATTTGTTAGAGCCAAACAACACATCTACAATTTGACCATAGGCTGCAAGAACCTTGGTCTTAGTTACTTTTACAAATACTCTAGACTTTTCTGTAGATGTAAACTGTACGTCTGATCCGTACACACCACGATAGTTTTGATAGGCTCTAATCCATCGTAGTTCGTCAGTGTATCTAGCTTTCTCAGCCTTGTAGAATTTACCTTCGACAAGACCTACTACTGTTCCTACCTTTTCATCTCTACTACTATCAGCGTCTTCTTTATCTTCTACAAAAGAGGATTCCTCTTCGTCCATGTAAAGTTCGTCTGATTCAAAGATGTCATCTTCTTCCATGAGTTAGTCCTTAATATCCAAATGTGGGATCTGATGCTTGAAAGCCTGATCGTTGAGAGTCTGGGTTGAAATCAAATAAGTTGCTTCTGGGTCTAGTCATCACACCGTATCGCAAAGCATCGTACAGGTGGTCTTCTGAGTTGGTGTCTACGTCTTCAGGGTTCTTTTTATCTAAAGGTATAGACGGTAGTTGAGAGATAAGATTTGTGCAGTTATTAAATAGAACAAGTCTGGGTTCCTCTGTAAACTCATCTACTTGTAGTCTTCTATGTAACTCGTTTTTACCTGCCACACGAGAGCCTTTTGATCTATCTGCAGGACGCCATCTACATCCTTTCATGATCATCTGCTCTGCTAGGCTAGGCCCAGTATCGCCTCTTTTGTGCCAAAGAGAGGAGTCTAAAACTCCGTACCTTATTTTTTCTCCTTCTTCCAATTCCAGGATCATGTCAGCCAAATCAGTCGCTATAACCTTAGATACGTACAACTCCCTGTAGACAATTAGCTGTTCAGACCCTGGAACTATTGCTATCCATACAACGCCTGTGTAAGATCCATATCCGTAGTCACAGGCTCTAAAACGAGTCCAATTTGAAGGTATATCGTAAGGGTCAACTACGTGTATCCTTCTGTTGAACTCTGGAAATGCTGAACCCTCGTTTATATCCCAGTCACCTTCTAGTAGTTGTCTCCTCTGGTGTTCAGGAAGAGATAGAAGGTTTGCTTCGTACATCCCATCCTCAGAGAGATAGGGATTGTCAAACAGAGTTGCAGGTATAAACTTTCTTCTAAATAGAGGTTCACCTTCTCTTGAGTGACCTTTAGGCCATTGTATTATATCACCGTTTTCGTCAGTTGCCCAGAAAGCATTTCCTGGAGGACTAGGTTCGATAAAATGTTTTCGTACCCACTGGTGTCCTGGCCCCCCAGGGTTGCTAGTCGCTCTCATATAGAGTGGCAATCCACTTGCTTTTGTAGCACGTAACCTTGATCTCATGTAAGACCAAGCGTAACTGGAGGGCCATTGGGTTAACTCATCAAAGCCTATCCAGTTAAAGGCTTGACCTTGATACCTCATAACGTCATCGTCACGATCAAGATACGACATCCAGAGTGTTGCACCGTTAGGTGCTACCCAAGTCTTATCTCTTTCCATAAACTTTATTCCTGGAACAGCCTTTGGGTAAAGCTGTTTACTTACAGATATAAGTT